TTTGTTCTTCTGAATCAAACGATATGCAGATGCGTATCTTGATCCTTCATCAGTCTGCTGGTCTCCATCAATATAGAAGTTAGGATGATCAACAGCAATCTGAGCAAGTGCCTTGTCTCTAATCTCAGATGAGTTTCTTCTGATTAGACGGAATGCATCAGCAAGTCTTGACTGTGAGTTTGTCTGTGTATCAGTAGGATGATAGAAGTCAGGATGATATACTGCAATTTCTGCGACTGCTGCATCAAGGATAAATTCTCTGTTAGCAACAATTCTGTTACGGGCATCTTTATAACGGGATGCTGGATCTGCCTTAAGTGCTAAGTCAATAGTAACACCATTTGTTGTGTCACCATCTAGTTCTGCCTGTGAACCTGTCTTACCAATATTGATACCATATGGTGCAAGGTTGCTGTTAGGATCAGGATCATATAAGTCTGCCTTGACTGTTAATAAATTAGCAATTGCTTGCTTACATAGATCTCTTGCTCTACGGAATGCATATGTTGCATAGTCCTCTTCTCCTTCTAAACCATTAGATAAGAAAACAAACTGATTATATGTGGTAGAGTTAATATCATCATCTAATTCAAAATATGATTTAGTTGCTGCAATAATATTTGCGTTACCACCATCTTTAAGGTCTTCTGATATAGCATCAACAATTATACCGATATCTCTCTTACACTTACCATCGTTACCAGCACCTTGAATATTGCTGACACCATATGTCCTGACCATATCGTCATATGCAGTATCAACAATTTCCTGTCTGTTTGCTTGTATTAAGTTACGAGCATCAAAGTATCTGTTACCAGCAGGATCTAAACCAGGATTGACGTAAGGAATATTTTGAAGTCTAGGATATTTCTCTAGGATATATCCAAATACTTCTTC